TCCCACAAAAAATAAAAAAAAACACCTCTTACCCAAAAAATCCCTATAGATCTATCCAAAATAGCATAAGACCCTCGGTCCATGGTCCAAAATCCATATATAGACCCCCATTTCAACCTGTCCCCAATTAATTTATTAGGGAAACTACCTATAGATTCGTACAAAAAAGAACACGCAAAGTGTTTGCAAGTTCATAATCGTGTGCTATAGTAGCGGCTCAGTAACCGAAAAACACCTCAGAAAGGATAGAGATGACTGAAAACCACAGGCTCATTAAAGAGTCTCTTGCGAATGCGAGGGATTTGATGGCCCACTTATCTGAAACCCATGAGTACCCCATCGAATCGTTGATGGCCTGCACCTTGGTCCTTGCCACTTTATCCCATGGGGTAGGCATGCCCCTGACTGTGCTCTTGGAGGGCGTTTCTAGCGCCTATAACGACCTCAAAACCGCAAAGAAGGACATCATGCAATGACAGACCGTGCCTATTTCAAATTTTTGGCTTTGGTGGAGGATCCCACTAAGCTTTTGAAGGTCTCGCGTGAGGCGTTGGCCTTGTTGGATGTGATTGCCAGTTGCGCGGACCTTGAGCCGTTGTCCGTGACTGAAGCCATGTCGCTGGCCAGCATTGCAAGCCCTGCCACGATCCACCGCAAGTTGGACGAGTTAGTGGCTGCCAACTTAGTGACCCATGACTATCGGGACGGCAACCGCCGCACCAAATACCTGTTGCCAACCAAGAAAGCTTGGGCGCACTATGAATACCAAAGCTATGCAATTCGGGAGGCTGCCAAATGAAGACATGGCCGTTTCCCCCATTCCCCAATCCTTTGGACCGTGGCACCACGGTGCCGAAGTACAACCCTGCAAATGAAGAGGATGCTCCGCTATGAACGCAACCCGAAGAAAAAAGCGCGTGGTCCACGATCCGGCAACCTTGAAGCACCCAAAGCGTGTTGTGCCCTACGACACCGGCAAGGTCAAGATTGGCCTGTTGTACCAGCCCCCACCACCCAAGATGGATGCTGATGACGAGCGCATTCAGGCTGCTTTGATGGGCTGGCCCTTGAGCATTGAGCGCCGCGTGGCGGATTGGATGGAGCGTAGTCCGTGGGCCTTGATCGGTGCTGCTGGCTTAATTCTTTTTGCAATGGCTTTCATGAAGGGATGTGCGCAATGACTGCTAAGGACTTACACGACATCAGCAAGTATTTAACAGACCTGCAATTCGTTCAAGCCAATTCGATTGTTGGTGTGCAGCTGCAGGACAACAAAAAGGCCTTGGCGTATATGAAGCGTCTTTCGGACCTTCGGGAATTGGTCAAGTTGGAAGCCGGATTGAAGGAGATGAACAAATGAGCAAGATCCCCACACACAGCGACCTGATTCGCTATGACTTTGAATGTGATGAGTTGAACGGCAAGGAACTGGTTTGCTTCTTTGAATACGAAGAAGAGGAGCTGGGCTCGATGGATGAGTATGGCTTGAAGAATGAGCCGGACTACCCTGCCACATGGACGCTGCAGTATGTTTATTTGCCCGATGGCACCGACATCTTTGGCATCTTGCATGATTCCCTCTTGCAAGAGATCCAAGAGGCTGCAGAAACGCATTTTGAAAACCAACAGGACGATTTTTATGATTGAACCAACCAAAGAAGAGCTCGCGCAGCTCAAGGAAGAGGCCGCGAAGGTGGCGCATGCGATGAGCGTGGCCATGTTTGAGACCCAATGCAGCAAGAAGGCCAGCGTAGTTGCCGCGATCCGTGTTGCTGCAGGTGTGTCGGCTATGTCGGGCTTGGATCTGCACCGTGCAATCCACATGTTCATGACTTTCTACAAGGAAGCGGACAAAGCTTTTGAGGGGAAGAAGGGATGAGCATTGAAGCAATGAGAAAGTGGCGTGAGGCGTTGGCATGTGCGTTAAGCGATGACAAACCTTACATTGACCGATGTAAACAAGCCATTGAATCCATCGACCAAGCCATCGCAGATGCAGAGAAGGAAAAGCCTGTGGCGTGGAAAACTGACGATATTGAGTTGTATGTTCGAGAGGATAAATTTGGTTTTTACAACATTCCCCTCTACACCCGCCCACAACCAAAGCAAGAGCCTGTGGGCTATGCAGGCGTAAAGGTGTGGGTAGGCGATCAACAAGTCTGTCGGGTCTTAACGCAAACAGAAATACAGCATGCAATTAACCCTTGGCGAATTGTAGAAATGACTGCTAGGTCCTGCATTGCATCACTCAAGGAGAAGAACGCATGAAGATCACAGGGTTTTGCCCAGTTTGTATGCGTCCATACCCTGATTGCAAATGCGCCCGTTGGGGTAATTACATGGAGAAAAACGCATGAAGATCATCAACAGATACCAATGCGAGATCTGCAAGCGCTTGTACAACACCGAGACTGAGGCTAGGGCCTGTGAAGCTCGGCCCGTGGTCCATGATCGTGGAGTCAAGGCCGGTGATCTGGTATTGATCACCCGCGGTGACGGTGCGGGCAAGAAGCTTCGTGTCCTAAGAACCGGTGTGCATGAGCACGGTTGGGGGCCTGCACGCTTTGATCACAGCGTTTTCCTTGTCGGTGATGTCATCGATAGCTGGGGATCGCGGCAATTGACCTATGACTCTTACGAGGTGCTGACATGACTGAACAAGAATTTGAAGATGCATGGGATCGTGGGGACTTTGACTACGAATTCGATGAGTACTGCTATGACCGTTATCCGATCAACAGGGATGCGGCGTACGAAGACTTCAAGGACGCAAAGCTTTTTGCTGCGCAGCCCAAAGTAAGCCAACGCGTTGAGGAAAAGGCCCGTGAAGCGTGGGCCGATGCACTTGATGATTTGCGCGCGGCGGGGAAGATCCTATGAACTGCAAACACAACTGGCATTTTGTTGATGGCCTGACCAAGCGCATTCGCTGCACCAAGTGCGCGGCGATGCAATTTGTAAAAGTGAAAGAAGAAAGGAAAACAAATGACCATGGTACTAAACATGATGAGCACACCAATCAAGGGCGAGGGCATGATCGCCAACCCTGATGAATTTGAATTTGCATGCAATTGCAAAAAATGTCAGGACAAGTACCGCAAGTGGCGGAACATGTACCAAGACGAACAGCGCCAGATGCGCGAGCAGATGGAATTGAACAGAAACCTTAAAGCCCGTCAACAGGAGGATTGAAATGATCAACGGACACGAACCCCAACCAACAGAAGAAATCGACACCACCGGCATGCTGCGCATCATCATGGAGCAAGATGGCTGCTTGATTGAAGCCATGGTCCCGACAGAGACGCTGCCTGATGCGATGTACATGAAGGAATACATGCAAAATACCGCGGTGGACATGTATTCCCGCCTGCGCTTCATGGTGCTCAACGCTCAGCACGCAGCAAAGCAGCAGGAGCATTGAGATGCCTGCCCTCACGCATGATCAGTTGAAATCGCTGATCCAGCAGGAAACAGACATGTTTGAGGCGCTTGTCGAAGCGTCCAACGATGTCTACATCATCCACCGTGCATGGCGCGCGTTGGTTATAGAAAACGCAGCCTTGAAGGCTGAACTAGCAAAGGAGATTCTGAATGGATCTGGTAACCAACATACTTACGATCTTGGCGCTCTTGGTGCTTGGAGCATGCATAGTGGTGGGGGTGGTAATGGCCCTATTACATATTGATTCAAAGGAGTAACAGATGGATGATGCAGCAACAGGATTGATTTCGATGGCCTTTATCGTGGCCTGCATATTTGCGTGGTTCACGCACATTTTTACCTGCTTCGCAGCAGGGCTGTGGGGATTCTTGGTCGCAGGGGCGATCTTCTTCCCTATCGGTGTACTACACGGGTTTTGGCTATGGTTCCGCTGACCGAAGTATCTCTTGGAAAAGAGAAATGGAAAGAGTGGGGTGTTTTCTACTGGGTGTGCGAGTCTGAAGACGGTGAGGTGGTTGATTCCATCGAGCGCGGTCCTCGGGACTTGTTCACTGTCCACAGCTGTAACAAGCAGTACACATCACTGAAGGCTGCACAGGCCGGAAGTGTCAAGTATCGCTTGACAGCTTTGAAAAAATTTCATGAAGATCTTTTAGCGAAGAAAGAAGAGGCCAAAGATGAAGCAGGAAAAATCCCCAGAGGACGAGGCGTTCGAGGCGCTGGAAAAGCGCCAACAAATCGCTTCGGAGAAGACACCTATTTCCCTGATTGACATCCTCCCTGTCAGCCGCAACGAAACCCTTGAAGAGGTGGCTGCGGAGTTTGACAAGATGACTTCGCTTGGAGATACCGCAGCAAGCTTTGCTGCTTTTGTGAGAGGAATGAAAAAATGAGTATCAAAAAATGCCCCTCTTCGGGGAAGTGGTGCGAAGCAGGATGCAGTGAATGGGACCCATGCAGAATGCTCCCTAATCAGGGAATACCTGCCGAGCGCCGAGTTCAGGTCCCCGATCCTTGGCCCGTGAATCCCCGTAGGGATACCGTGTACACCATCATGTGGTGCTACAGCGACAACAGTGCTTATGGGATAGTGGATGTCGCGTTCCGCCGCAGGGAAGAGGCAGAAGATCTTTTGCGTATCCTGAATGAGCACGGCAACAAGACTTTTGCAATTTGCCAATCGGTACTCAAAGGCTGATATGAGAAAACGAAGCAAGTATCGTCCCAAAGGCGTGCTCCCTGATCCGTTGAGCCATGTGTTGACAGGGCTCAATCGGGTGGGCAGCATTGCTGCGGGCACCACATTGAAAATCAAAAACCATGACGCATTGAACACAGTGCGTCAGGGCACCGCAACGCGAGACGATATTGACATCCTCATCGGCGCGCTGAACATGGCAGAGGCCTTGGCGCGCATGAAGATTGGGGATGATTGGAAGGTTGAGATTCGGGCCGCGCAAGACGCTCTTTTAGCCGTGGGACGCAGGGGAGCGGAGACTGGCAAGTTTATTTTGCGTGGACCCGAACTCATCTCTTTGAATTTGGGCATGGAGATCCATGATGCCCAACTCGATGCCTGTACTGTATCAGAGCTCGAGAAAGCGATGGATATTGTCAACAACGATATCCGTAATCACAAAGCACGATCCATAGTGGTCAAGGAGAAAGTAAATGCAAACGAAGACTGAGAAAATCATTGCGTGGTTCATCAAAAACCCCAATGCAGATGTGAAGAAAACCGCTGCCAAATTCAAAGCTGCGGTGCCCATGGTCTACAAGCTGCGCAAACGCGCGCTTGCTACCACAGAAGCGGAGGACACCGTAACGGTTGTGCGCAACAAAGATTTTTCAAAGCCCATCGCTGGTGGGCGCAGAGTGAGCCTGAATTCGGCTCATCTGGCTATCGCGAAGAAGCTGCGAATACCTTTGGACAAGTTTGTCGAGGAGGGATTGAAGAACGGCACCCTGCAATATGACGATGAGAAGCTCCCTGTTGAGGACGCAGGCGAAGACACGGTTAATGATGTCTTGAATGCTCGAGCCACGAACTATGGCAAGTTCATCGAGGGCGCTGAGATCATGCAGATGATCAAGCGCTTGGTGTACAACTATGTGCACCAGCGCAACACATCATTGGCGTTTGATCAGCTCGAAGCGATTGACATGATCATCCACAAGCTTGGCCGCATCATCAATGGCAATCCTGACCACACCGACAGCTGGGTGGACATCGCTGGCTACGCCATGCTGGTGGCTGACCGTTTGGAAGGAAAAGCACGATGAATAATTTGCTGAACCATGCCCGAAATGAATTTCGGGCAGCAGGGTGGATGGATGAGAAAGGGTTCTACTCTGATGAAATGCAGCAAGCAATTTGTGAACATGTGCTGGAGTTGCTGCGAGTGTTTTCAGATGAAGGGCATTCGGGGAGCAGTGCTCCTTATGCCGTAAACCTCTTCAAGCATTTGGCCATGTTTGAGCCTATCGTGCCTCTTACAGGTGAAGATTGGGAATGGGTGGAAACGGCCCGCGGCATGTTTCAAAACAAACGCTGTAGTCATGTGTTTAAGGACGAAGATGGACGCGCCTACGACATCCAAGGAAAAGTATTTTACGAATGGGCGGAGCGTCCGCTTGATCCTGATGAAAAAGGCTATCCCGGCACGCACAGATTCAAATCCAGCTATACAAGCAGGGATAGCCGTGTATATGTGACTTTTCCCTATACGCCCACAACAGAGTATGTTGAGGTAACCAAATGACCTCCAAAGCCACTCCTGCACAGGTGCGCGAGATGGTCCTCGCGCAATTGCGCTTGCACAACTACACCGGCAAGACCACGGAAATATCGGAGTGGACGGGGCTGCAGGCCTCTGTCGTGCGCCGCGCGTGCTTGGTGATGGCTGGCAAGAATGAAATGGAAGCTGTGTTGGTCCCCGGCCGTGGCAAGGGGGAATACAGGTTTACCATTACGCAGTTGGATCTTTTTTATGATGCCAAGAAGCCACAAAGCTTCTGGCAAAAGCTAAAATCCAAACTGCTTTCATGATTCTCCGGGATGAGAAAACATCGTGCTGGTGGATGTAAAACACCAGCGCCAACACGCATGAGGATTGATTGACCTGTTTAAGCGGTCGCAGGGGCATCGAAAGGTGCGTATAGCCGCATCAGTCCTCAGTCGTGTTGGTGTGGTTTGCGTTTTCCTTGAGTTGCACGCGTTTACCATCCCGTCGCGGCGGGCACCAACAACTAACACGCATGGGGATTGATACAGGAAGGGATTTGGCGTTCACCTGTCGTAAGTCACTTGGTCAGCGGTAAACCAAGGGGTCAGTCCTCAGTCGTGTTGGTGAAGTGCGAGAGATACTTCAGGTTGCATAAGCTTGAGTAGCCCGTTCAACTCGGGCCACCAACAACTTATCGCTTGTCCAGCCACTCATCCAACCGTTCATGCGCCCACTTGCGCATGACATCAGAGTGCATTTCTTTGCTGCTGGCCAGCACCTCAAAACGATTCAGGCAGGTGGTGACTTTCGCCTTCTCTGTCTCCGAATCCCACTTTGTCGGGTCCATTGCATTTGACCATTGAATAGTGTTTTGCGTCATTTGGCTTCTCCCCAGCTTGGTCCAACTTCCACATCGCAGCGGCTTGGCACCTCCATGCGCACCGCGGTGGCCATGATGTTTGCAGCGAATTCCGCTTCTTCGCGGGACTTCACACTCAATGCTACTTCATCGTGCACTTGCAGGATTGGCGTGAAGCCATTCTTTGCCAGCGCCACCATGGCTGCTTTGGTCTGGTCGGCGGCTGACCCTTGGATGAGACGATTCAGGCCTTTGTAGGTGCCCGCACGCTTGATCCGTTGGCCGTATTCAATGATGGCTTGTTCGCGTGGCAGCGCCTTGTTCACGCCCCACTCCATGGGCTCCCACAGCGGGAAGCGGCATTTGCGTCCGAGCAGGGTGCGGATCGCGCCGCCTGCAGCGGGGTGATCAATGCGCTTCATCACGGCGTTGACGGTGCCTTTCAAGAACGGCACATTCTTGTGGAAGGTGTCGATCAATTCAGAAG